ACAGTTACTCCACCCGATGTAACGAATACTGGATTTCCAAGTAATTGAAGAGCTTCTCTCTGTGACGTTACTACTCGTATAACGTTACTTTCTTGAGTTCCGATCGCAGTCCCGGTACCATCTGGGAGAGATTTGTCAGCGCGGGTTGCGAGTATGAACAGCGGCCTCGTCCCAGGGAATGACAGCGCGTATGTCGAGCTATCTTCGACAGCGATCGAGACGCCTGGTGATATGAGGGTAGTTACCATCCGATATGTTCTCCTGGCAATATGCCTTTAGTCGCCAGTATTTATGCGGAGGGTTAAAACTCGTGCTAAGATCCAAATGGACGTACAGAATTTCCACCAGAACCAAATATTTTACCGATGGCGCTTGTCCTAGACATGCTATCAATTACTGCTTGATCAAGCTGTTTTGTGCCCATACCACTAACTGGCATGCATGGAGGTGGAAAACGTTCTTTAGAAAGATCTATCGTATGCTCATACAATAAAGTGAAAGCAGCAATAATTGCTACAATATCAGTGCTGTTTTCGAAATCTGTTTCTGAAGTTTCTGCTTGTTGATTGGCTGCAGCATAAAGAGCTGATTTCACGAAATATGACGATTCTATTCCGCCTACTTCATCTTGATCGAATTCAATTATAATACCAGCCATTCCTACGTATCTACTAAATTTTATTCTTTTACTTTTCAAATAAGCGTAAATGATTTTATCATTATTGACCGTAGTTGTTATTAAATCCATTGCAGTTTTATCTTTTTTAGACTGCATTGATGCTTGCTTAATCTTATTAAGCGTCATTGTTGATGCATTAGCTAACTGCGCAGTTTTTCTTTTTATGTCTTCATTATCAGATCTTGTTTGAATGTAGTCTTGATTTAAGAAAAACGGATATGCTCTTAATTTTTTTTCTGGTCTTAAGTGAGCTATAATATCAGCAAACACAGCAGGAGTTGCAGATGGGATTTTATATCCAACAACGTCCTTTATACCATTTGATTGGAAATTAACTCCAAGCTGTTTTAATTTCATTCCAAGAGCTTGATAATTTGCTCTATTTGAAATTGCAAACATAAATTCTGACATTAAGTGATTCCTTGATCTGTGATCACAAACGAATCTAAGTCATCCATCGTGTCAAAATCAACTTCTTCATTTAATTGTTTAATATTTGCATGAACGGTTTCGATAAGTTTCGCTTCATAAACTTTTGTCGGTGAACTCATATGAATCAACAAGCTAAAATCTAATGTATAGATATAATATGGATCATCCCTAGCACCAGATCCAGGATCTGCTGAAGCTCTACCAAAATTAACATCACCATCAAATTTCATAGTAGTAGTAAAAATCCAATCCATAGGAGAATTAGAAAGTTGTATGTCCATTTCAGGATTGAATTGAGACATAATCTGTTCTAATACTTGAAATCCCTGATCGTTATTAGACGCCCACAAATTTAAACGAACACCCATGTCATATGGAACCGGCATGTATCGTTCTGCAGTCCAACGCTTACCAATTTCAGAACCAGGCTGTCCTTCTTTATTACTAGCAGCACGCTCGACGTGGTATAATCTTTCTACGTGTTGAGGTGCACGTCTATATTGATCTGCTTGTTTCAAACGCAATAGATCTATAGCAATTATTGGAAGTGGCATAATAGCATTTTCGTTACCACCAGAAAGATGATAAGATGCTACTCTAGAATTATCACCAAAAACTACAGGAACAGAAATCATTCGATGAACGCCATCGCGCTGTTTTCCGCTTTTTACTCGATATCCAGCAAAACATGCTAATATCTGTAAAAGATATCTTTTAAGTTGATAATCAGCAAAAAACGGTTTTTGACGTATCGTATAGTTTACCATTGATCTCTAATCCTAAACACTAACGTTATTGGATTTCCTGCAGTACTAGTATATTTCAAGTATCTAATACCAGAAGAAACACCAACAGTAAACGTAAGTCCTATAGTACCAATGTCATTCCATTCATGCTGCATTGTAGCAGATGAAGTAGCATCGTTTATAAGAATTTCACCAACTCGCTGACCAGTGTCTCGTTCTGCTGTGTATTGTATTAATACTGCAGAGAATTCACCTGCAGCCATATCTAATGATGAATGCACTTGAGTTGGAGTAGATATGTTTCCAGCTAAAGTTACTGTAGTAGTAGCAATATTTGATGAAAATGAAGAAGATGAAACATATGTTGGTGGCGGTGTAACAAGAATCATTGGCTCCCAAGATCCAATTGCTGGTGCAGGAGGATATGATTGAGCCTTTGGACTTGGTTCCGATCTGTTTTGTCTAGGTGTTGCAAGATCGTGAATTGACTTATATTCCCACGGACGTGAATCCATTTCTTCAGTTTGATCTGTAGCAAATTGAGCGAGTTTTGCTGTCCAATTGTATGTTCCCCACTGACGTTTTCTATCGATCTCTTTAAGAACCCATTTTGTTCCGTTATAACGATAAAGTTTTCGCGGGACCATATCTATTCTAAGAACATAATCACCTTCTGTAGGTGAAAGCGGAAATGAACTTACATTTGTAACTGGAAGACCATTTGGCGGCACGCCATCATCAGTAAATTTTTCTACTATTTGAGTTTCCGGATCTACATATATTATTGTAGTATCCCACCACGTAGTATATGCTTGCTCCATAGCTGCATTTTGTATCTTACCAGTAAGCTGCTCTAATGCATCTCTCTGACTTATCTGCTGCTGTATTGAAGCACCAGTTTTATCTTTTCTTTCCATAAGATCGATAAACTCTTGTGCATCTTTTATCGGTCTTGCAGTTACTGCAGATATATGATTTTCATAAGATGCATCCCATCCAGTCGGAGATCGTATTATGCTTTCAACTGCATAATATCGATTCATTGGTCGGCCATCTGTTCCAATATCTCTATAATGTGGTGTTTCTATAACATCTCCAGGAACTAATCTTCTACCACAAACGGTTTCCATAGATGTTCTATGAAACTCTAATTGTAAAACGTCTGTAGATAATAATTGTCCGTATCTAGCAAAATCTAATTGAGATTCACTAACTCTAAAAGCTGCTCTTGCTAATATCGCATCATCAGCATATCTTCTATCGCGCGTTTCCATCAATATTGCATCTTGAATTTCGTCATTCAATGCTTCATCGATTACTGGTTTAGAACCATCGCTTCTCGTCTGATCAAAGAAACCTTTCAATAACCAAATGTAAACTACTACACCACCTATTTCTATATGTTCTCTTACTAAACCACTAACAAACGACGAATCTTTGCTTGGTCGATCATCATAATGTAATCTAAATGTTTTAGACGGTTTGAATAATGGCATGTATTTAAATCACCCGAAGAAACCCATAGGTGGTTCATTTCCATCTTGATTTTCGCGAATTTGAATTACTAAATCTTCTCTCATTTTTGCAGCTTGCTCGATGAGCTGAGACCCTTTCAAAGTGATTGCACCTTGAGCACCTACTTGGCTTGCATACTTTGTATATTTTTCTGCGAGTATCGATCTAGCTTCTGCCTCAGCATAACTTCTAAGCCAACGATGCGAAGTTGTATCGCTTAAAAGTTCATCTAATGGCTTTGTTGCTGATATTTCTAAACCAAGTTGTTCTACAACTCTTGGGTATCTGTGTATGAACAAATCTTTCTTTTGTCTATTAAAAGTGTAAGGCACAAATTCGCCAAACATTCTTCCGTAAAGTTCTTGATACTCAGCCATAGCTTCAAAGCTGACAAGATCTGCAGTACCGCCAGAAAACTGTCCAAGAGCTCCTTGTAAGAAAGCCATTGAAAACGGTTCAAATGGTTGGCCAGGTAACAACCCAGATCTGATGCGACGAATTTCTTGTACTTCGTCGACCCAATGTGGAAGCGTGTAATGTTGTTTAGCTATTTCTAATTGAACAAATAGCCAACCAAATGAAATTGAATTTTGGCTATTTGCTCGATACACTCTTAAGGCTTCATCTAAAGCAGCATCGTAATCGTCTTGCTCTAGTTCAACTTCGACGCTAGATCCGCCGAGCCTTATGTGTATAACTCTATAAAGGTCTTGCTGTGTTTTATCGTTTATTGGCATGGCCGGCTATTTACCAGCCATGCGTCAATATCAAAAATCAATCATCATCTTCGACTTCGCTTGATGGTTTCGCCATCGGCATTCCTGCGTTATCGTACCATCGACCTTTTGAGTCAACAAACGCACGAACAAAAGTTCCATATAGCGTTTTCTGCTTAATTCGTTTTGGTTTAACTACACCATCAAATCGAGTTCCATCACCTTCTCGAACCCAATAAGGATGAGCCGAAGTTCCACCACCATGAACCCGCGGTATTGTTAAATTATCCATTTGAAAATCCTTTCTTCTCTTTAATTTTTATAACACATCTAGAAAAAATGTAAACATAAATATCATTGTGGCAAAACCATTATATCAATTTCTCCAAGAACAACATTTAAACCGCGGAGATATTTTATTAATGCGAGGGAAATCATCTATATTTTCCCTCGCTGTTAGATTTTTTACTTGGAGTTTTTATAGCCATTCAGCATTAATATTTGCTATTCCAAATACCGAAGAAGGATTTGATAAAACATTTTTGATAGAATCTTCAAGAAACGGAGTAGATATTACTGATATTGCTCAATATACAGATACCGGAAAGTATGATGTAATTATTTTACGATTTGAAGCTGACTGGTTCACAGAAGATATTGCTAAGTTAGTCCGTGGGCATATGCTAAATTTTATTAAAGCAAAATACGATTACACAGGTGTCTGGAAATTGATTATGTCTA